GTTTGAAGCAAACCACCCTTCGCTTAATTACAATGCGCCAAATGTAACTGCCTTGGCTCTTGGGCCCCATGTTGCGCGTGATCCAAATATCTCTGGTGACATACGTTTTACAACAGGTGAGCAAGAAGTTAACGGGAAAAGGGTTGGATTTAAGCCAAAAGGCCATGTAGCATTGCTTAACACTTTTCCTGATGAAAAATTCTTTCCCGTAGAACAATCATTTGACGATTTTGGCAACCATCAAGGTTCAGCAAGCAGTGATGATCAGGCGGTCCACAATACCGTTTATGCTGATGTTTTTCAAAACAATCCTAAGCTGACGCGCAAAGTTTTGAGGGTAATGGGTAAAAGCCCTGAGCATATAGAAAGCTATGTCAGGGGTTTTCAATCCGGAGAGCCGTTTGAAGACCCACTTGGTTCTAATGGGTTCAAATGGCCAGACGTTAAAACTTTTGTCAATTCCTCCACCATCCCAACAAGCAAAAATCTTATGGGTGAAGTGGTTAAGGACTTCCGTAAACGTATGCGGGACAAAGGTTATGTCGGCCTCAGCTACATAAACACCGATCTTGAAGAGACAAAAAACGCAAAAGACAAAAAGTGCTACATTGTTTTTCCGCAACGCGACAAGGAGACCGGATGGTATCCAATGCGTTTTAGGCAAGGTGCAGCCTATAATCCAGCCGACAAAGGCAAGCCCGGTCTGCACTTGGCAACTGGCGGCGAAGCTGATGGCATGGAGGGTGAAGAACCTCAGGCTGCTGAAAACCCCAATGGCGGTCTTATGTTCTCGCCTGAAGCTAACGCTGCGCGCCTCCAAGCAAAGACAAAGCGCGATGCACTGGTCGCTTCTGGTGCCCGCCCTGACACTGGATTGCCAAAGAACCCGCGCACAGTAATCAAAGCCCCTGAAGGCTCAGATCTTCCTGACTTTGCAACAGGAAACATCAATTTTGACGATTGGCGCAAGCGTCACGAACAGATCTTGAATGATGACGAAATCCACCATTCATCGCAATGGTACAAGAATATTTACGGTAATTTTCAGAAATATTACCCTGAGGAAGCTGACGCCAAAAAGATGATGCGCGCTTGGCTTGTGGCCCAGCAAAACGTGTCGCCTGCCGGTGCCATGAACAATGTTCTCATGCAGCAAGAGCAGATGGATCGCGGTGATCCTGTGGAGCTTTGGCGCGCTGGTGGTATGCCAAACCCGACTGCCGCTGCGCGCTCAGTTCTTGCCAAAAAAGAAATCAAAGGCGGCGTTGGCCAGAAAATCTCCGATTTTGTCGATTCGGCTGAAGGCAAAAGCACACGTTCTTGGATGGGTGACCATCCTGATGGTGGCTCACCTTTTGTCGTGGACGTTCATACAGCCCGTGACACAGGTGTTGTTGACCAAGAGTTAATCAACCACCTGACGCGCCTTGGCTATGATCCTGAAGCCCTTTCCAAGCTCAAGATCGACATGACCACATCTCCATCTGAGCCAATGTACGAAAACCGCGCTCAGTTTGGTCGTGACCTTACAGACCATCTCAATCAGATGGGATGGAAGGGGCGCAAAGATTGGACGCCTGATGAAATCCAAGCCATTGGCTGGATGGGAATGACAAAGCTCACCCGTAACGCTGAGGAGGATTCCGAATCCGGCCTTGGTCGTAACTTGCGCCGTATTTCCTATGAGCTTTCACCGGGTGAAGGATCTCCTTGGGAAGCAAAATATGGTAAGGGCTTTGAGTCCCTGCCCGACGAAGACCGTTACGACATTACCAAGAAAATGGCTGACAGTGCGATGGAACACGCACAAAAGCTTTCTGGTATTAATGTTCAAAACCTTGTGCATGGCACCGGGGCTTGGGAAAACTATCAAAACCCAGCCGCTGTCACGCAGTCACTTGCAACGCAGCGCGGTGCCGACATTGCCGCCGCTGCCCTTGGCCACATGCTTCAGCAAACTGAGGTCTGGCACAATCGCGTGAAGCCAATGAGCAATGCCCCCAAGGGCTTCGCGCTCGACTTTATCGAAAAGGGCTCCAACAACCTTGCTGAACCCGGCGCTTTGCGTGATTTCTGGGGCAAGGTCATGGAAGCAGATCCTCACGGCATCGTTAAGGGCTACCAGCCAATAACGCTTCCAACAGGTGAAACAGGTTTACGGGCGCTTTTTGACAAGGGTGGAAAAAAGACCCAAGAACAGATTACCAACCTCTTAGCTGACCACGAAAAAGACGAAGATGGAAATGTGGTGCGTAGCAACCCGTTTCGTGCTATGCTTGAATCTCAGCCATTTGATATGGATGTTATGGGCCATGAGGCCGAAATTACGAAACATAGGAATGATTGGAAGGCGCAGAAAAATGGGGAAGGTTACATTTCACGGTTGGTCGGGCTCCTCGGATACGATCCATCAGCCAAGCTCAATATTGCTGGGCAGCAACTTGAAAAAGAATTTGGGCAACACCTCGACGAGGCGCACAAAAGGCAAGGCACTTCTTGGCGTGAAGCGCCCGAAAGGTCTTTAAACCTGCCAAAAGCCAATGGCGGAGCCATTAATAAAGCTATTTTAATTGCAATGCGCGCAAAGAAGCGTTCTCCAGTTGCAATTAAGTAAAAAGTTTGGCATTTTGCAATTTGTCGCCGCACGACAATTGCGGTAACACCCTGACGAGGGTTTTACTCCAATGGAGAATGCAATGTCTGAAGATGGAATGCCCGCACTGGCTAAAACTGCCCGCAAAATGATGCGCGATAAATTAAGCCGGATGCTCAAAGACAATAATGGTCCTGTAGATGCATCTGGTTATGTTGTTCCCGATCCTATGGATGCTGACGTTAAAACAGGTGCGCGTCCAATTTCGCGCCGCCAATTTAAGCGTGGTGGCAAGGTTGTTAACAACGCTGAAGGTAAGGAAACGCGCAAGCATGCAGGCCGCAAGCCACGCAAGTCGGGTGGAAGCGCCAACGCCACGCCTGATAGCTTAATCAACCGCAATGTCCGCGAAGCAAATGAGTCGCGTGAAGGCAAAAAGCACACAGGCGCTTTTGCATCTGGCGGCAAAGCAACTGCCGAAAAAGAAATGGGCGGTGGCCTTGCTTATTCCCCGAATGACACCCGTATGGCCCGCGCTACTGGCCTCAAGAAAGGTGGAAGCCCTAAAGCCAAGGGTGGATCAACCTATGGCGACTCCACACCACTTCGCCTTGTTAAAACGCTTACAGGACCAAAGGGTCACACTGCAAAGGTGTACAAAGATCAGGATTGGGGCGAGTATCGCATCAAGCATTATGATCCAGATGGCAAATATATGCCTAAAGCTGATTATCACACGGATGATCGCGAAGAAGCCACTGATCATGCACAAAATGTAGTAGACAAAGGCTTTAATGCTGGTGGTCGTGCCAAGAAGACAAATGGCGGATCAATGGATGATGGCATCTCCACGCGCCCAACCGACAGATACGGTAACCGCGCTACAGACAGAGATCTTGGCATGGTGCGGACTTCTGGCGGCATGCCAGATAGGGATATTTCTTCGCGCCCAACAGATAGTTCCGGTCGCCGCATAACCAATGAAGAACTTGGCATGGGTTACCCAGCAGAAGCGCGTCCAATGAAGCGCATGCCTCCCAAAGAGGCAGCTAAAGATGTTATGCGCGGCAAGCCAATGTCTGTGTCGCAAGTTCTTGCCGGTACACGCAATGGTCGCCAAGATGGAGGCGCTAACCGTGCTGCTAACCGTGCAATGCAGGATGCTAACCGTGCTATGAAAAATATGGAACGACAGCAAGAGTTGCCGAAAAATTATGGTGGCCAACAAGCAATGCAGCAACAGCCTATGCAACAACCAATGGATCAGCGTTATCAACACAATCAGCAGCAGGGTCAGATGCCTCGCAAGTCTGGCGGTAAAGCTTTTGAAGGCTCTGCCAAGGACGAATCGCAAGACAAGAAGCTTGCTAAAAAGTATGGCATGTCGATGTCTGCTTGGGAAAAGTCCAAGATGGACAAGAAGCATGACACCCAGCAGTCCATGAAGGGCTTGAAGAAGGGCGGTCGCGCTCATCGCGAAACGGGTGGTTTAAACATCCCAACGCAGTCCTCAGCACCTCGTTCACTTGCGGTTGCTGGTGATCTTCCTGCAAGCACATCCGGAATGGCAAAGATGGGTCAGATTGCTGACACAGCAAGCAAAGCAATTTCTGCTGGTAAAGAGATTGCAGGTCTGTTTGGCAAAAAGAAAGCAGCGGGCCAAGCAAAGGGCGGTCGCATTGCTCGTAAGGATGGCGGCGGTCTTTATGCCAACATCCACGCCAAGCAAGAGCGTATCGCGCATGGCTCAAAGGAGCGTATGCGTAAGGTTGGCAGCGAAGGCGCTCCAACAGCGGAAGCATTTAAGCAATCTGCGCGCACAGCCAAGGCTTATGGTGGCTCATCCCTTGATGGTGAGATCCAAGGCACACGTCCAACAGGCGGTCGTTTAGCCCGCAAGTCCGGTGGTCGCAACAAGGGCAAGACGAATATCAACATCGTCATCCAAACAGGTAAGGGCGCGCAGGATAACATGGGACCTCCCGGCATGCCGCCTAAGCCTGCTGGCCTTCCTATCCCAATGCCACCTATGGGTGATGGTGGTCCTCCACCAATGGGTGGTGCTCCAATGCCAATACCAATGCCACCACCACAGATGCCTATGGTTGGTCCGGGTGCTGGTGGTCCTCCGCCAATGGGTGGAGCGCCATTGCCTCGCAAGAGTGGTGGTCGCACTTACCGCTCTTACAAGGATATGGATGCAGGCGCTGGGTCAGGCGATGGTCGCTTGGAGAAAACGGAAATCCAACGTCATAAAAAGTAACAGGAGTGGGGTGGTCCTAATCGGGCCACCCCTTATTATTTTATGAATTACAATACGCTATTTGAAAAAGAGTTGCGGCAGCTTATCTCAGAAGAGATAGGAAGGGTGACCGACAACATGGCCAATGGCCTTTCTATTAATGATATTGGGCAGTATAAGCACGAAGTGGGGCGCATACTGGCCCTGCGCTCTGCGCTCAATTTATGTGACGAAGTAAACGATATTTTATCTAAACGTTAGGAGCTTTAGTAATGCCGCAGATGGAAATGGATCATTCCACCGACCCAAAAGCCGATCTCATTGAACGCCTTGGGGACCTTAGCCAAGTAGACCTGTTCCATAATCAGGTCCTTCTCGCAATTTATATTCGCCCAGAAAAGACCAAATCGGGCATCATTTTGACCGACAAATACCGCGACGAAGACAAGTATCAGTCAAAAGTCGGTATGGTGGTTAAAATGGGAGATCTTGCCTTTGATGACCCAACAGATGCTTGGTTTAAGGGCGTCAATGTCAGCATGAATGATTGGGTTGTTTACCGTCCATCTGATGGCTGGAGCATCAACATTAATGGTGTTGATTGCCGTGTTCTTGACGATGTGAATGCGCGTATGCGTATCCCGACACCCGATATGGTTTGGTAAGGAGGTTTTATGAACATTGAAGATATGAACGATCCAATTGAGATCGATCTGGAAGAAATCCAGAAAACTGAGCCTGAAGATGAAACAATTATCATTGAAGATGAGCCGGTAGAGAAGACTGAGCGGCGCATTGTAGAGCCTGACGAGGGTCTTGATGCCCTAAAAGAGAAGCTTGAGCAGGAGCGTCAGGCTCGTATGGATGCCGAAAGGCGCGCTCAGGAAGCCACCACAAGCGCATATTATGCCAATAATGAGGTGCAGGATAGTAACCTTCACCTTGTAAATAATGCTATCGACACCATTCAAAACCAAAATCAAATCCTTAAATCTAACTTTAAGGCTGCGATGGAAAATGGCGATTATGATTCGGTTGTTGAGATCCAATCAGCCATGTCCGACAACGCCGCCAAGCTTATGCAGCTTGAGCAGGGCAAGCAGGCTCTAGAGACAACGCCACGGGCACCAGCGCCTGTCTTTGTACCTTCAGACCCCGTAGAGGCCTTGGCATCAGTATTAACGCCTCGTTCTGCTGATTGGGTGCGTTCGCATCCTGAATATGCAACAGATCAGCGTTTAAACAAGAAAATGCTTTTAGCGCATGAATGGGCTGTGGCTGATGGCATCTCGCCAGACACCGATGAATATTTTGCTTCTGTCGAAAATAGATTGGGGATTGATGGAGGCCGTCAAACCCCTAAGCGTCAATCTGCTCCGCCCGCAGCGCCTGTAAGCCGTAGCGGATCAGGCACAGGTTCGTCCAATCCAAACCACGTTACATTGAGTGGCGCGGAACGCGAAATGGCTGAAATGATGGGCATGACGGCCAAGGAATACGCACAAAATAAGTTGGCGCTAAAGCGCGCCGGTAGGTTGAATTAAGGAGAATTATGATGGCACGTCCCCGTAAACTAGCAATCCCAACAGAAGCTGCTGTTGTTGAAGATGTCCAAATTATTGAAGCAGTCGTAGAAGAAGTCGCTGCTGTAGAAGAGCCTGAGCCAGAAATCCTTATACGCCGGGAGCTTCGGCCTGAGGTTCGCGAAGAAGATCCACGCACTCGCGCTGCGCGCCGTGCAGCCGAAATTCGCAACCACGGCAATGTGGATGATGATGGTATTGATGAATTTTTTGTTGATCCAGCCGTCATCCCACCGGGCTGGTCCTATGAATGGAAGCGCCGCACAGTCATGAATGAAGAAAATGCGGCATATCAAGTCCAGCTTCAGCTAAAAGGTTGGGAGCCAGTTCCGTCTTCACGCCATCCAGAATATATGCCCAGCAATGGTCGCTTTGCCCATATTGAGCGCAAAGGCATGGTTCTTATGGAGCGTCCGCTTGAAATTACAGAAGCTGCACGTCAGGCTGAAAATCGTAAAGCTCGTATTCAAGTACGTTCAAAGGAGGAGCAGCTTAATGCGGCTCCGGGCGGTACTTTTGAGCGAAATAACCAAGATTCCGGAATGGCCAAAATCAACAAATCTTACGAACCAATTCCAATCCCACAAGATTAATTCACCTAAAGATAAAGAAGAAAGCCCAGCTATTTTTGGCTGGGTTTTTTTTGCCTGTTGACATCAAACATAATTAAGTATTAAAAAGCGTTTCGGCTCCCCCCGGTGCGGGAGTTTCGTTTTATTTGGTCCTAAATCGCCCCAGTGCGCGATAACGGGCTTTCCCTTAGGAGACTCCGTCATGGCGAATACTTTCGCGCCTTTCGGCTTCCGTCAGTCTAGTGGCGTTGGTTCGGCCCCTACCTATGAACAGGTAGCGTCTTTCTGCGCTTACAACACTGGCGCGATGTATTTTGGTGATCCCATCTATCAGAACGGTACAACGGGCGGCGTTTCTCCCGAAACTCCCGGTACTGGTATTCTTGCTGGCGTTTTTGCTGGCTGCAAATATCTTTCGGTTTCGCAGAAGCGCACCGTTTGGTCGAACTACTGGGGCGCTGCTGACGTTGCCTCAACTGAAAACGTTGAAGTGTATGTGATCAATGATCCAAATGCGCGCTTCCTTGTTCAAGTAGGTGGTTCGACCTCAACTGGTCTTGTTGCTGCTGATATTGGTAGCAACATTCAGTTTGCTTATGGTACGCCAAGCACGGCTACCGGCATATCTGGTGCTTACATCAACCAAACCACGCTTGCCACGACAAACACCTTGCCATTTAAGGTTGTAAGTCTTGTCACTAACCCTCCCGGTTCAAATGGTACTGAAGCTGGTGCTTACAATTACGCAATTGTAGCCATCAACAACGTATCTACCAAGACCCTGACCGGCGTTTAAGGAGAAGGTAAATGGCTGTTAATTTATCAGCAATTAAGGACCTTCTGCTCCCCGGTCTGCGTGGGGTAGAGGGCAAGTACGAACAGATTCCGTCACAGTACGACAAGCTGTTCACAAAGCATGACTCGAAGATGGCTCTCGAACGTACCGCAGAAATGCGCTACCTCGGTCTGGCTGCTCTGAAGACGGAAGGCGCTCAAACGTCATTCGACAACGGCGCAGGCGAACGCTACATCTACAATCAGGAACACAATGAAATTGCGCTTGGCTATGCCATTACCCGCAAGGCAATTGATGACAACCTGTACAAGACGCAGTTCCATCCGTCGAACCTTGGTCTGGTTGAATCCTTCCAGCAAACCAAGGAAATCTATGGCGCAAACATCTTTAACACCGCGACAACCTACAATGGTGCTATCGGTGGTGACGGTGTAGCTCTTTGTTCAACTGCTCACCCTATTGATGGTGGTACAGTTGCCAACAAGCCAGCGATTGATGTCGATCTGAACGAAGCTACGTTGCTTAATGCGATGATTGCAATCCGTACAAACTTCCGTGATCAGGCAGGTCTAAAGACCTTCTCCCGTGGCCGTAAGTTGGTCATTCCTCCACAGCTTGAGCCTGTTGCAATCCGTCTCACAAAGACAGAATTGCGTCCGGGTACAAGCGACAATGATGTGAACGCCATCATGGCAACCGCAGGTGGTATTCCTGAAGGTTACATGGTGAACGACTTCTTCACCTCAGCGTATGCTTGGTTCATGCTGACCAACATCGATGGATTGTCGTACATGGAGCGCGTCAAGTTCGAGACAGATATGCAAGTTGACTTTGTAACCGATAACCTTCTGGTTAAGGGTTACGAACGTTATAGCTTTGGCTATTACAACTGGCGTTCGATCTTCGGTTCGTTCCCGACTTCGTAATTTAGGAATAGAAAGGAGATAACTCATGTCTATTTCTGCTTTTACTGGTCCTCTGGTAAGCTTTGGTCAGTCTCCATATGAGTCGGCTGATAACAACCCAGAAATCGGTCCGTCTTTGTTTTTTGGTGGCGCGGGGATCTTAGATCCTCGCATCCCATTTTCATACACGCCCGGTCAAGACTTCGGTTCTACTACTGCTGGTTTTCTTGGCATACAGGACGTGGTGGGTTTAAACATCCTGCCCTATACAAAGGCTGTTGCGGCTATTGCCGCTGCTGCCAACACAACTGCCAGCACAGCAATGACCTTGGTATCTGCTTCTTCGGCCACAACCGGAATTGCAGTTGCCCAGAGCATTGTCCAATCTAACACTGGTGCCACCGTAACCGGCCTCCTTGGAATTGATTCCTTCACTCAGGTGACAGGCTACATTTCAAACGGCACAAGCGGCACTGCTGGCAACATCCTGATCGTCTCTGCTGCTTCGGCTGGTCAGTTGACAGTTGGTATGGTTATTAGTGGTACAGGCATCGCTGCTAACACAAAAATTATCGGTTACGGCCCAACTGTAAACGCCACAGATGGCGGTTCTGGTGACGGCAATACCGGTTCATATACTGTTAGCGGTTCTCCTGTTGCTGCTGGTACAAGTAGTTCGCAGCTTACAATCTCCGCCTCTTTGGGCAACTCCACACTGAACGCTATCGCTGCTGAACGTACTCCGTTTGGCTCCGCTGGCACCATTCAGCTTTGGAACCCAATGGCTTTGACCGCCCGTGCTGTGTCTATCACTACCAGTGTTGCCACTGTCGGCACCGCCAACGTCTTTACGGTGGTTGGTTACGACATATATGGCTACCCAATGTCTGAGGCGATTACCGTCCCAGCCACTTCGGTTTCCGGCACCACTGTCAACGGCAAGAAGGCGTTTAAGTTCATTACCTCTGTAACTCCGTCCGTAACTGATGCGACCACATCGTATTCGGTTGGAACGACTGATATTTTCGGTCTTCCGCTACGTTCTGATTATTTTGGCAATGCTACGTTTATATATCCCGGAACTGGAGCCACAAACTTGGTGACTTCGGTAACTGGCTATACGGCTGCTGTAACTACACTGGCTACAACCACAACGGGTGACGTTCGCGGCACCTATGCACTACAGACGGCTGCTTCAACCGGAACCAACCGTTTAATCGTTCGTCAATCACCTGCGCTTTACAATATCAGTTCCGTAACGGGACTGTTTGGCGTCACACAGGCATAAGGAGGCCAATATGAAAGGTCGTAAATACCGCGCCGATGGTGGCGTAAATTCAGCAGCTAAGGATCTGAGCGATAAGCCAGATCGTCGCAACAATGCAGACCGCATCTTTAATGCGGCTGAAGAGCGCAAAAACGGCGGTCGCACCAAGCGTAACTATGGTGGGATGGCTGAAGGCGGAGATGCTAAGATGCATGCTGGTCGTAAGGCCCGCAAGTCTGGTGGTTCGTGTGAATCAAGTCCGTTTTCGTCTGCCCGTGCCGGTACGCCTGCCAAGGGCCGCAAAGCTGACGGAAACATGGAATAGTCTTTGGGCTGTTTTTGAAAAAATGGGCGGGGGCTTAACGGCCCCCGTTTGTTTATGGAGGGCTGAATGTCAGACACTTGGCAACGCAAAGAGGGCCAGTCTAAGTCTGGTGGATTGAATGAAAAAGGACGTGCATCTCTTCGTGCAGAAGGGCGTGACATCAAGCGCCCTGTCACTTCTGAGGAAGCAGATCGCAGCCCTGCGGCAGCAGATAGGCGCGATAACTTCCGTTCACGGATGTGCGGGATGAAAGAAAAACTCACGTCAGCAAAGACAGCGCATGATCCAAATAGCCGGATAAATTTAGCGCTTAAAAGATGGGACGTGAAGTGCTAGTCTTCCGTCTTGAGAAATGTTATTTGACACTATAAAATTTTCGAAAAGGACCTTGGAATGACTACCTTCAACACAACTGGTGTAGTTAACCAATCTATCAGTCGCATTGGCGTTACTGAACCGTTTGAGCTTCAAGTCTCCCGTGGCCAGATTACGGAGCATTCAATCGTTTTGGTTTCAGGCACATTCCCAACACTTGGTACCTCGCAGGCTACGGTTTGGAACCGAGGTGGCATTTATGTTTATCCTGCAACTGCACAAGTTATGGTTGTTGCAAGTAGCAGTGCAAATGACGCCGCAGCCGGTACAGGTGCCCGCACAGTAGTAATCCAAGGCTTGGATGCCAGCTACAATCAGATCCAAGAGACAGTTACGTTAAATGGGCAAACTGGTGTCAACACCACTAATTCATTCTTGCGTGTTACGCACATGTATGTGGCGACCGCCGGAACCGGTCTGGCAGCGGCTGGCACTATTTCTGTGGGCACTGGCACTGTAACCGCAGGCGTTCCCGCTGTAGTTTATCTGAACTACTTGGCTCAGTCAGGTGCCACGTCGGCTATTTGGACTGTCCCAGCAGGCTATACTGCCTACATCAATGCAATTCAGGCTTCGTCTGGTAACGCAACCGCCGGTCAGTGGACTAATTTTGGTTTGTTTATCGCCTCTTCGCAGGGTGGGCCGCTTGATAGCACATTGCAGTGGATCTGCTCAAATGGCGGCAATGCTCAAATCAGTATTCCATATCCAATTGCAATCCCAGAAAAGATTGATTTTGAAATACGGGCTATCAGCACCACCGCCTCAACATCCGTTGATGCCAATATGCAGATTGTCTACATTAAGAATGAAGGCGCTCTCTAAGGTATGTCAAACCCAACCAATGTAAGCGGAACGTATCTTTTCGACCCATCGCTGGGCGAGATGACGCTCTATGCTTATAATTTGATTGGCGTCCGCAACACAGCAATTCTTCAAGAGCATATGGAATCAGCCCGCATGGCTGCAAATATGCTCTTGGGACGCTGG